GCCAGCTCAACGTCGTCTGCGGGCGAGATATCCTCTCTTTAAGTCCTGCATTAAACGCGCCCATAGCTTTACGGTTTTCTCCCAGGTGGAGCACACCGATTGCTTCAGAGCATTTATCCACGACCCTATCCACTCTATCTTGGCCTTCATTTTCTTCGTCTCCCTCCACGACCAGTATATCGTAATCATAAGGCGCGTAGTGCAGGAGCGTCTGGATGCACTGATACAACACGATCGAACGGCACGACCTCCCAGCCATCCTCCTCGAGCCCACGGAACAGCGCCTTGCCTATGAATCCCGAAGATCCCGTCACGAGAGCTTTCATACCTTTGTCGCCACCAGTCGTATGGATTGCCAGTTGCCGGACTCCAGGGACTTGACGCTCCAGCCGGCCGTCTTCAGGAGCCGGGGGAGGCTGTCCTCCGTGTAACAGTGTGTGTGAGAACAATCTACGAGCATTGTTGGCATTTCGTTATGGTTCGGCACGATCATGTAGAGTCTGCCGTCAGGCTTCAGGACCCGCTTCCACTCGTCAAGAACAGACACGGGATCCACCACGTGCTCGAACAGGTGCTTTGCGGCTATGTAGTCGACCGAGTGGTCCTGATACGGCAGTTGCTCCGCCTTACCGACCACGTCCGGCTGGGCCCCGGAGAACCTCATGCCACCTACTCCGGTTTTGCCGGGCGTGTTCTGGTCGAGGCCGAAGCATTTCAGGTCCTCCTTCGTCTTCTGGTTCCCGCACCCGAGGTTTACACCAACAGCTCCGTTGCCTTTGTACTTCTCGAGGTGCTTGTCTATCCAGACGTCGTCCGAGGATCCGTGGTCATATGTTTTGAGGTCTTCTTTAAGGTGTCTCCACTTCGCCTGAAACGTCTCGTTCCACGCTTTCAGGCCGTGCTTTCTGATCAGGGCGTTGTTGGTGGCCTCCTGGTGGTCGAGGGAGTCCCAATCGTCACCGAAGAGCCTTCTTCCCGTCTGCTGGCCAAGGTGGTGCAGGTACACGAACCGGTTCACCCGGAGCTTATACCCGGCCTTGAGCATCCTGATGGATATATCGAGGTCGTCCCCGCCGGGAAGACTCTCGTCCCACCCTCCGAGCTCCCTTATGAGCTTCGTGGGGAACACGAGACACATCCCGATCACGAGGGTCGTCTCCACGGCGTGAGGGACGTCGAGGTTCATCAAGGACTGGCATCCTGCCACGAAGTTCGAGCAGGGCGCGACAGCTCCGACACCCTTGTCCTTGAACGTGTCGACAAGCGACCTCCAGAATATCGGCTGCCCCGGCAGGAAGACCGTGTCGTCGTTCAGGCAGCAGTAGTATTTCGTGTCGCAGTCCTTGATCGCGAGGTTGTGGGCTCCCATCCAGCCGAGGTTCTTGCCGGGTCGGAGGACGGTGATCTTGTCCCTCCAGACCTCCTGGAACATATGCTCGATCCTCGGCTCGTTCCCGTTATCCACGACCGTGATCTGGTGCGGGTAGTCCGTATACTGGAGCAAAGACCTCGTGCACCAGTAGAGCTGCTGGAGGTTATCCAGCGAGGGTATGACGATAGTCAACAGTGGTTTCAATCTGCTGCCTCCGCTTCCGGGACCGGCGGGATGATCCCCGGAAAGTCGTGCTCGTAAGCTTCCGGGGCGGATCTCCTCTGGAGCCAGTAGGACTCCTCGTTGATCCATCTCGGTGCGTGTTCCCGGTGATAGGTCTTCACGGACGTGTCGACGTATCTCGGGATGCCGTGCTCCATCATGCGGGTGCAGAACATCCAGTCCTCCCCGCAACCCGTGCTCGAGAACCACGGTTGAGGGATCCTCCGAAACACCTCGCAGTCCGTCAGCATCACGCCGGACCCGAAGGCGAGTTCTCCTCCGATGTCCTCCCCGGAGATGAGCTGCTCTCTCGGATAATCAAATACCGGCACACTCGAGTACGAATGCTTGTTGCCGGTCAGGTATCGAACCACCTTGTTAACGTAGTCCCACTCTTCCCTGGTGAAGACGTTCCCGGTGTCCACCTGCAATCCGAAATTTATTTTGATCTTTTCCCATAGTGTCTTGCCGATCTCCAGATCGTGCTGGAGAAACCTCAGTTTTTTAACGATCGTGCTTGCCACCCTCTCAACGGAGGTGTCGTTGTCTGCGATCAGGATCTTGTATATAACCGGGAACACGGGATGCCTCGCTGTGAACGCCAGAGCTGCCACCGCGGGGACCTGGTGCCTCCACAGGCGCAGGAAGGTGGAATACTCGAACTTCATGTCGTCGTCCCACCAGAAGATGTAATCGTACCCGAGCTCCAGGGCCTTTTCCGCGATATGTTCCCGAGCTCTGCCTACAAGAGACGTTCTCGAGAAGTTACACATCGCGAGGTCCAGGACCCCGAGTCTCTGCCAGTCCTCCTCGGTGGGTTCGGCCCGACCCTTATCCCCCCGCGTTTCGTCCAGTGGGGGCAGGTTCGGCAGAAGCTCCATGAACCTCTCGTGGCCAAGCTGCTTCCGCCACAGAGTCCGCTCCCGCAGGGCACCGAAGTAGTTCATCAGGTTGAAGTACAGGGGGAAGGTGCATTCGTCCGGACCGGTATACCACGGCAGGGCGATTACGACTTTGGTTCGTTTGTCTTGGCTTCCAGACATTTTTCCACCAGTTCCATGTTTTGGGTTTCTTCTACCCTGTTTCGAGAGGATATCGCCGACCATATCCTGGGGCGTGTCAGACGTTATACTCTGTCTGTGCGTCCTGTGGAAACCGTTTGCGCGGAGCGTCGGCCATAGTCTATGGTATCCAGCCCCTCTTGATCTTGATCCATTCCCAGAGACTCCCGCTGACGGCGTAATCGAACTTGTGGCCGGCGTGTCTGGCCTGTATGTCCTGGGGCGAGTCGTCCCAGAAGAGATCCTGACAGGGACGGCACCGAAACAGCTTTCTGCTCCCCTCGTAGGGGTTGTAGGGCTTCAAGAAGTAGGAGAGAAGGCGGGGTCGTGCACGGACCCCGCTCTTCTTCCCCAAGATTCTCGGAGTCTCAGGCCTCTCCTGAGCTCCAGTTACGATGTCTGCCCACCACGGCATCTATAGGCACCGCAGGAATACGTGGTCGGTGTAGTTCTGGCCGACGGTCCCCAGGCTATGGAGGGTCGCCGTGACCGTGTCCAGCGCCACCACGGGGCCAAGGAGGCCCTGCAAGGCCCCCGTAGACGCCACTCCTACGGAGTTGGCCGCTGCCGCGGACCCGGGCCCCATGCCCATTCCAGGTCTTGTCGTAACTGATGTCGCGATGCGCATGACCAAAGCTGACTCGTGATACCCGTATACCGCCACTCGGCCGACTTCTCCGTTGGCGATGTCTCCGTCAGCGAGGCCGATGAACCCACCGAGCTGCTGTGCGACCTCTCCACCGACGTTGTTGGCGCGTCCGCCTTCGTTGGTGGATACCGATGCCGTGTTCGCAGACGTGCCGAACTTATGCACCGGTGCGTGAGAGGTCAGAGTCTGGCCGTCCGAGTTGGTGATGTTCACGTACGCCCGCTCGGCATCGGTTCTGTTAACAGCCTGAATTTGCATTTAAGTTTCCTCCTTTACGCGTACCGGCATTCGTACCGGTAGGTCTGAACCGTTTTGGAATTCCCGAACACGTGGACAGTCCCGTTGGTGGTGGTGCCCGCGGTGTTCTCGTTGATCCGAACGTGCGCGGAACCAACGCCGTCCTCGTCCTGCACGAAGCAGGAGACGATCCTGATCCCCGTGCCCCCCAAGGCGTAAGCTCTCGGGGTGTCGTCCACTTCGATCGTGCCGGCCAGCAACCATTGGCTCCCAACGGTCACTGGCGACCCGGTGTCTCTGGTGATGTCTCCAGCGGCCATAAGAATCTCCTGGTCTCTTAAGTGATACCCGTGAGTTTACCGCACTTTCGGCGGTTGTTTGAGACGATGTTCCCCATGAAGAGAACCTGAGCGACGAACGAGTCCTGGTTCGCCGGCTTCTGGAACCCGCCCGAGGACAGCGTCAGGTTGGCGTCCTTGTGGACGACCAGGCCAACGTGCCGGGAGTTCAGGAAATACAGCTCACCGGAGGTCGCGTAGTCCGTCCACACGAAATTGGCGTTCTTGTACATGATGTTTTCGTCCGTGAAGCCGAGGTCTCCGGCACCTTTCGCGGAGAACCTCAAGGACGGCGTCATCAGCGCTTCGTAGGTCTCGTAGACCGTCTGTGTGGTGGCCACGAAGTCCGGCCTCGTCGACGCGACACCCTTGCCCTGCGAGCAGTCGTTGTACACGGTCCGCATGTTCGGCAGGAGGTTCACTGCCGCGTTACCGACCGTGGCGGCGACCTGGTTCCTCCACTCCGTGTTGGCAGTCGGAACCGAGGCGTAAGAGGTCGTGCCGGGTGTGGTCTCCAGCATCGCGGCCAGACCGGTCAACTGGTTGTTCGAGGCTCCGGTGCCGTCCGAGAAGACGCCCGTGGCGATGATGTCCATGAGCGACAGGTCGGACTGTTGCTGCTTTGTCTTCACCAGGTCCTGAATCTTCGTTCTGGAACCCTTGTTCTGCCTGAGTTCCCGTCCGGAATACACGATCGAAACCGATCCCTGCTTCCAGACAAAAACTGCGGATGTGAAACCCTCTTGGCCCGTCACATCCAGCAACTGGTGACCTGAGTACCAGTTCGCTGTCGAGTTCTTCCCGTACAAAAGACCCTGCCTCAGCTCGAACCCGCCGTCAAGAATCTTCAAGCGGTTCCCAGAGTGGAACCATGAAAGCACCGGGTGAGCCGTAAACACCTGATCGTGAGTCATGCCCGACTCGAGAATCGCGTCGTGCGTGACGGTCAGCAGGGTCTCGTAGTTCAGGGTCCTGCTGGTAAAGTCTGCCATTTACCTCTTCTCCCGTAAATTCCCCGGATCAGCTTACTCGGCAAGCACGCTCTCGGCGTACCTGAAAGCGCGATCGTAGACCTTGTCAGGGTCGTCCTTGTCCTTCGAGCGTTCGTAGATGACGGGTTTCTTGGAGGCGCCGCCGCCCTTGGAACCGGACACGGTACGCGACCTCCTCGCCCCTTCTACCCTTTTCTGCGTGCTGGTGGAGGATTCCTTCAGGCCCCTCTGGTACCCTTTCTCCTCGGCCCCTTTGACGTCATCTTCGTAGTTCGCGGTCCGGAAGATGTCTCCCCACGTGAGGCCTTTACGGGTGTCGCTGATACGGTCTCTGGTCTCAAGGAGCTTTTCCTTTACCCCATCGGCCAGAGAGTCCTCGTTCAGCGTGCCGTTGTTGCCGGGTTTCACAAGACGGTCCCCGAAGGATGTTATAGCCTTCTGGTTCTCATCCTTGATGAAGAAGGCCTGATCGGCTGCCATGGCCTCAGTCGCTTCCCTCGCTGTACTCGCATCAAGGTCCGATTGCCTCACAAGACCCTGCTGCCGCGCGTAGTAGTCAAACCCTTTCTCGAACAATTCCCGCTGGTGCGCGGGAACGTCCTCCAGAGGATCCTCCGGTTCCTCCTCGGGTGTGAAAGCCTCCTGTGTGGCAGTCTCTTCCTCCTGCTCTCGGACAGCGCGCACCTCGTCCAGGATGGACTGAAGTTCCGCCTTGTTCCGCTCGAAGCCGGCGGTATCCTGGTTGATACGCACGAAATTGGTCTGAAGATCTCGAACCGATTTCGCCAGATCCGGATTGTTTTCGTCCAAATAACTGAGGGTCGCGTCAATCCCGGTGCCGGAGGTTTCGGATTCCGCAGTTTCCGTGTCGGACTTGTCGGAACCTTCGTCCTCTTCTTCCGTTTCGGAGACCACCTCAGACTCGGTCTCTTCTGCCTTGCTCTCGGCGCTGCCAGTCTCGGCCTCGTCGGGAACTTCCTCGTCCTGGACCTCTTCATCCTCGACCATCGTGAACTTCAACGAATGCTCGGCGATGATGTCGTCCATGGTTTGGGGAGTTTTCCCGCCGGAGGATCCGGCTTTCTCAGTCGCCACTGCTCCGTCTGCCATAAGATTTTCTCCTTCTTTACGCAGCTGCTATGCCTTTATCTACGCTCTGTTTGATTACGGTGTCTATATTTTTACCGGACTTCGGAACAAGATCCGGCAGGTCCGACATCTTCCTCTTCTCCACCGGCCTGTCCGATCCTCTTTCTGTTACGCCTATCTCGAAATCCTGAGCCGCGTCTCTTTCCCGATCCTTCTCCCGTTGCCAGTCGGAGAGCGTCTTCCCCAGCGGTGGCTGTTTTTCCATGCGGTTGGCGAGCGAGGACTCCTCGTAATCCCTCGCGCCCCCAACCTTGTCCCCGGACTCCTGGATGCCGTGCGCGGCATAGATCTGGGCCTGCTCCCGTCGTCCGTGGATATCCATATCCAGCGCCTCGTGATAGAACGGATCGAAGGGTTGGTAGCCGAACGCAGCCTCGAACGGGAACAGACGCACCATCTGCGTGTTGCACAGCGGACACGTTTGGGGTTTATCAAGGTCAGACAGCATTATGACCCGCTCCTCAGTCGTATCACAGGTCTTGCATTGGAGATCGTATGCGGGCATCAGGGGGTTCTCCTGTGCTTTCTCTTCACGCGTTTTCGGACCACAAACTTGGCTGCCTCGGGGAGCTTCCTGCCGCTGTCAGCCTTCATGAACTCTCGACCGACATGCTTCGGGATGCCGAGGGTGCTGTTCCCCCCTGCGGCGGCTCCCATGGCTTTGCGCTGTTTCTCTGTGGTCGGGGGCATTTATCTCTTCTTCTTGACGGCGTCCAGGATGGCTCCCGGAACCCGATTCGGCTTTGGCCCCGAGATCACCCCCGCCATAATGTTTCCGCCACCGGTGCCCAGAAGGGTGTTGAGGTTGTCCCTCGCGCCTGACAGGATCTTCATCACCTCCGGGTGCTTCTTCATCTTCTTCTGGTCGATGACGCCCATCTCCTGGATCCTGTTATTGAGGGAAAGGGCGTCCTGGAGGAAGAACCTGCGCTCCTGGTCTTTATCCTCGTTGTGGCTGGACCCTCCGCTCATATGCTTTACGTGAACCGGCATTAAAAACCTCCTTACTTCTTCACGGAAGAATGCATACTCGCCTTGAGCATCTTCCTTCTGTCTCGATTTAATTTTTCTTCTATTTCAATGCGCTCTATGGCCTTCGGGTCTCTCGTATTCGCAAAGGCAATTTTATCAAGGAGGATCTTCCTGTCCGAGTGCGACAGACCTTCCTTGAGGTGCTTCCGATCAATCTTCAGCACATCGCTCCAAAACTTTTTATCCCGTTCCTCTTTGGTAAGCCCCTTATGTCGACCATATGTATATTTTCCAACTCTTTTTTTCGCCGGTCGTTTTTTTTCGCTCGGCATAACCTACTCCTTGTAAACAGCGACTGTTTCAAGCTGGTACGATTCCCGAGAGTTTTTGTTACTATAAGTCTCTGACTCTATCGTCATGATGATCAACCTCTGCGTGGCGCTATATTCGACATCCACGATCCTCGCGTCATCCGGTATGTCGTGGCTGGTCTGGCTCCCATCGATCGCCTTCAAGAGCCTTAAAAGCCATTCTCTTGATACCGCTACTCTTTTGAGTCTGTTCTGTTTTTCCACCTATGTCCTGTTCGCCTGGGTGAGCTCGTTCTCCCCCGCAGGAGAAGGCGGCTTCTCAAACTGCTGAGGGTTGATCGGGCCGGGACCGGCACCCGCGATCTGCGCGCCTCCTCCCTTGAGGGAAGACAGCGCCGTCATGATCTGCTGTGCGGCCTCGGGATCCTGCATCGCCTCCTCGAGCTGTTTCTGGTAGTCGTTCGGGTTGCCGGGGAGGTAGTTCTCGACGTCGTGGATGTTGTATCCGCGTCTCAGGAGGTCCTCGTAAATCTGCACGATGTTCGGCGTGATCTTGTAGAGCTGGAGCATCGTCGGCGCGATGCCGACGGTCAGGTTCAAAAGGTCCAGAAGTCGCTTCTGCTCCACCTGCTGGGACACTGCCGCCGAGGAGATGTCCACCTTGAACCGGTAGTCCCCGGCGACCACCTCGTCGTCCACGTTCGCCCAGGTATCCACCCTGGGGTCGATCAGGAACTGCCTGTCCGGCCGGTACTGGGCGTGGAGCTGCCAGAACTTCTTGGCCGTGTTGATTTGCATCTGCTTAAACAGGTTCGTGCGTCTCTCCTCCCTCGCGGTGGTGCGCTTCTCCACGATCGACGCCTCAGTGGCCGTGTTGACGTCCTGCCTCACCGGTTGCGGAGTGCCCGCGGTCCTGTCGAAAAGGGAGTTGGAGAGGGAAAGAAAGGCCTGTTTGTCTTCGGGGATCTGCTGAAACGGGAGCGCGATAATCGGAGGGCGGTTGGCGTTGGCGAGTCCTTCGATGGCTTTTGCCGACCCCTCTTCAAGCTGAAGGATGTTCGAGATGGTGTCAGCGCCGAACATGTCCTTGTCGAAGAAGAAGAGGTTCTTCTGCTTCCGGATGGTGTTCAGCATGGAGTCGAGGAACTCGTTCTGGAGTTTCTGCAAGTTGTCCGCGCCGGCCAGGTGCAGCGTCGGGTTGCTCTGCCACGTTCTTGAGCCGGTCTGGAGCTGGAGGACCTCTACGGGGAAGTCCTCGAGGCCCTCGTAGGGCCACTCGTCGTCGTTCCTCAGGAACTTGTCGTTACCCGGCACGAGCGTGATCAGGAGGTTCGACCGTTCGGTCGCGGAGACCGGAAAGTCTCTCGCCCAGATCTCCCACCCCTCGACGATCCCGAAGTCGTCGAACTGCATGTCCGGACTCTTCTCCGGGGCCCCGGCAGGTCTCCATTCGTCTGTGGATTCGAGTTGATCTATGGCGCTCTGGCTGTAGTTCGGGTCCGACATTATCTCCGTGATCGGCAGTCTCCAGCGGAAGCCGATCCACCGGGCGTCCTTGACGCCGTTCTCGGCGAACCCGTCAACCACGAAATCCTTTGCCTGCCACCAGACGCCATACGGCGCCTCGAACTGTATGGACGCGTCCCTCGAGGGGGACGGCCGGGAGAGCATCTTCTTGTGAGCGTCGATGTAGGGCTTGACGATGTTCTCCTTGATGTCAACCGATATCGTTGGGTCCTGCTCTACCTGCACGGCGGCCTCGATGTGCGCCTCGTGCTTCTGGCTTTCCGTGGCCTTCAAGGGGGTGCCCGTAGCCAGGAGATTCGCGGCGTCGACGGGGTTGTCCTCGACGAACTCTGATATGTCGGACACGGTCTGTTCCTGCACCTCGTCCACCCGGGCGTTCCAGCCGAGCTTCTTCACGCCGAACGGGCCGAGGAAGGCGTCAAGGAGTATCTTGCCGTCGTGATAGAACTGGTCCGTCTCGTCATACCAGTAATTGATCACCGAGGACACGATCGGGGACCCCTGGACGGCGACCTTGTTCTTGGCCTTCACCTTGAACACAGGGTCCCGGTCCATGAGGTTCGATATCGTCTGGTCGGTCCACGCGAACACGAGGTTGGCCTTCACCCGGCCGATGTTCTCCGCGCCCTCCGGGGTGGAGTCCCGAGTCTGCTCCCTCGACGTGGACGCCCGGTTGTCGTAGATCTTCCGCAGGGAGTCGGACACCTTGTTGAACGGTGCCATCCTGGCCACCGCGTACTGGATCTGCCTCTCCCAGAATTTCGTCTGATCCGACTCCGAGGTCGGGTATACTACCGTGTCCGCCATATCAGCTCGCCACCATCGCGTATATAGGGTCCTCCGGCCTCTTGGCCGGGGTGATCATCGGCACATCGTGCTTGGTGATGCCGAACTGTTCCATCCTCGCGCGTTTCATGTAGTCGTCGAAACAGAGGCCTCTCGGCTCCGGCTCCTCGGCCACGGGTTTTCCCGAGTGGGCTCCCATGGCGTAATATCTCATAGCGTCCGGCCAGTGGTCTTCGCAGTCGGTGTCCATGTCTTCCGACGGGGCGTCCTCGGTGCCGGCGTATACCGCGTTCAGCATCGTCCGCTCGAACACCTCGCACTCGGGGAAGTAGAATATCTTCGGGGGTTGGGTGATCTCTCCTGTGCCGGGGTCTCTCTTGAAGGCCAGTTCGTTCTTCAGGAACCTCCATCCGTTGACCCTGTCCCGGTTCGCCTTCACGAGCCGGAGTCCGGCGTCCCTGCGGAACACGTCCGCCACGGTCCTGGTCATGGTCGCCCAATTCGCAGAGGCCCTCGTGTACCAGATCTGCGGGTCCGCCCAGATTCTGCTCGGGACCCTGCCGTGCGTGTAGGGACAGTGGGAGATCAGGGCCCTTATCCCGGCAGCGTGCTCCGAGAGCCACAACCCCTCTTTGTAATACTCGGCGATCACGTAGGACTGCCCCTTCTCGTTCTTCGCCATAAGTCCGAACGCCGTCGGCTTCGCCTCCCCGTAGTCGAGGCATCCCTCGAGGCTCCAGTTGGGGGGCACCAGACCGTCCGGAGGCAGGATCTTCAAAGGATCAACCTTGTGGACCTGGGGATCGAACGAGGAGAAGAACCTTCCGAAGAAGACGTCCCAATCCCCGTAGAGCCAGGCCTTCAGAAGTTGCAGGTTCCCCGCCGCGGCGGCCTTCAACCGGCCGACGTACTCCGGGTCGGCCTTCATCAAAATCCTGTTGTCGGTAACCTTCGACGGTATGAACACCCGCACCATCTTCGTGCTCTTGGACCTGAACGGGCGGTATCCCTCGGGGGCCATTTCGATGAACCGCTTTCGAACCCAGCCGTGGCCGCTACCGCCAGGGTTTCCTGTGAGCCTTACTCTCTTTGGAACATGGAGGCTTGTGGAACGAAGTGTTGCGAGGAGTTTCTTGTAGGGAACATCAGAAGGGAACTGCGTGATCTCATCGAACCCGAGCCACTGGTTGGATTCCCCGAGGTGGTTGTCGGCGTCCGAGTCCTTGTCAATGTGCCGGAACCGGAGTGTCGACCCGCCGGGGAATTTCCACGTGTAGGAACCCTCCAGCCACTGAGCCCGTTTCCCGTAGATGTCGTGATACATCTCCTGGGACATTTTCACGAGTTCAGCGAACTGCGGGTATGTCCGGCGGAAGAGCACCCCGTGCCAGTCTTTCTTGTAGTACGGGACGTCCTGAACGAAGTCCAGGAGGAGGAAAATTGACTTCCCGCCGCCCCTGGCGCCTCCGTAGAAAAGCTCGTCGATGCACCGCGACGCCCGTATCGCGGACAACTGCGGGCCTATCTGAGGCCCCCACCTTTTTCCAGCCATACCTTCTTCCTTCGCTGAAGCTTCGGAAGACGCGCAGACATACCAACGAAAAAAGGCCATACAGGTTGCGGCCCGCATGGCCTTGACGCCTCCGGAAGGCGTTTTCGTCGGCATTTAAACTGGATGTTGTGTACTTCAGGTGATTTGACCCAAATATATGCCAAGATATCCAGTTGTCAAATTATTTTTTCCTCCATCCCGTAAATAACCAAGGCCTTATCGCCAGATACTGCACGATAGCAATATATAGGGTTGCCTTTCGTTCGACAAGTGCCTATGTTGTATGTTATGACAAACGACAGCGACGAAAAGTGGATCAGCATCAAGCAGCTCTCGGATCGGATAAACATGTCCGTGAGCCATCTGAGAGCGCTTTTCCGTGCGGGGAACCTCCCTGGCGCAAAGCGCGTGGGCCCGAGGTTTATCCGGGTGAATTGGGAGGAATTCAAGCGGGAACAGATGTCGTGATGGGCATCGTGATAGATGTGCATTACCTCGTATTGGGCGTAGGAAAGGAGGTTCTGATGAAAAAGTATCTGAATAAATCTGAAGTCGCCGAGCGGTATGGCATCTCGGTACACACGGTTACCTCGTGGACACGGCTTAACTACATACCCTTTTTCAGGTGCGGTAGGCTCATCCGTTTCTGTCCTTCACGGTTGGATACATGGGACGAGGAAAGAGCAATTGAAGGACGGTCAGAGATAACGCCCAGCTTCGAAGTGGTGAGGTTATAGCTATGAACCCCGGACAGGCTGTCAGAGATGATTCTCGGAGCGGTGGGAATGCGCATGACGGTGCCTGAATGGCTGGAGAGGAGACTTCGTGGCAACCAATCGCGAGGTAGCGCAGAAGTTTGTCGACTACGCCGGCATGGCGCTTGAGAGGCGGGGACTGGACCTGCACAAGGCGGACCTCAGCATGGACATGTGCATCCGCGCGCTGAAGCTTGCCGAGGTCCACGCAATCCTCGCGCTGGAGGAGGCAATCCGCGAGGCGGGGATACTCAAGATCAAGGTGGAGCCGTGACCTACACACCAGAGCAGCTCAGGGACTTCGCCTTCTGGATATCGAGGCATCTGGGCGAGATCGACTACCAGCACGCAAGGAAGGGACATGGAAGCCGAAAAACCAAAAAACCCGGACTCCTCTCCTGTGGCTGAGAAGAAACCCGCGGTTATAACGATCCCGCACCTTCCGTCGGAGGATACTTGACCTTGAACAAGAACATAGCCCAGAAACTACAGGCTAAGTCTGTAACAATAGCCAGGAACTTCTCCAACCCCGACAGGGAGCATAATGGCAATGGGGAAACCTTCGCGGTCCGTAAGATCATCCCCTTATCAGAAACCACAGCAGCCGTAACCTTCAATAAAAACACTGGCAAGATTGCCATTGCCTTCTGCTATTACATCAACCAGAGCGGTGGCCAATGGCAGTATTTCTTTCCGTCTGACTCACACCTGATGGGGATGAAGAAGGTAGAACCTATCCTGGACGAGATTGAGAAGCACAACTTCAGGTTCAACTTTACCACAGAAATGGCTGAAAACACCCCACAAGCGGATTCTAAGGCACTTTAACCTGAAACACGGGTATAGACCTGTTCGAAGGGTAAAATGTGATCAGCCAATCAGATTTTTCAGAGGGAAAGCAAAAAACTATATACCTGCCGGGTCTGCGGAAGAGACATAGGCCAGTTCAGAATGGGCATAGGGCTTGAAGCGGCTTCCAGACAGCAGAAGGACACCCGGAGTGGTGCGCAAATATTCGGCTGCCTCGGTTCGATCGAGGTAACGAGCCTCGATGTTCTGTGGTTGAATTATATTCCGATGCTTCATCTTTCAGACTCCTTTTTTGATTGCTTTCACTCGAAGATTTTGTATATTTGAAATAAATATACCCGCATATTCCAACAGCGTGCTGACGCAAAGGATATTGTGGGATCAATGGGCTGGTGTGCTCGCACCGGCCCATTCCTTATTATGCCTCGTCCGGAAACTCCAGGAGGATAAAGATGCCTGAACTGTTCGTTCCAATGGAAACCATCAGGGCAGTGTTTCGGGGCACCGAAAGGGCCGACCAGGTCTTACCGTTCTTCGGTATGTTTCTCCGCGACTTCACGATCACCGGCAACGGGATCAAGCTCACCTGGCAGGACGAGCCCAAGACCGAACCGAAGGAGGAAACCTGCGCAAAGCTCCTCCTTCGGACACAACACTGGTTATCGTCAAACCAAACCTGCCTGTTGCAACGAGACGAGGCGCTGTTCGAGAAGCTCCTGGGCGATATCACCGAGGCTCTCGAGAATGGATAAACTCGTCGCCAGGAGCCTTCTGGAGAAGGCCCAGGAGGTGGCCCGGAACTACTCCGACCCCGCGCGGGGGGTTGAGCGCTCGGCTTTTCTCCTCCACACCGTCGAAAATCTCATTGAATTCAACAGCGAAGAACGTCAATATGAAATCACCGCTATGTAACCAACGTCTCGTCGGGCTTTGATGTAACGAACGAGACACTTCAAGAGGGCCTTGTAAGTAGCTGTCTCACGAAAGTCCCGGGACATGTGTATCCTCCGTGGATTCATGAGATGCGCCTTGAAGTTCATTGTTGATATGCCGGATTATCGGGAGGATTTTTTGAAACAGCCGAACCCCTTCTTCATGCTCATCAGGGCGGCCGAACAATTGTGTTCGACTAATCCCGCCGGGAGTGACAAGGATTTGAATTTCTACCATCGGGCACCATCTCCTTTCATAGTACACCGATTTGGGGGTCGAAAAAATCCGAACCAGGCACAAAAAAAACCCTACAGGAGGAAATTCCTGCAGGGCAAGGAATTAGGGTGTATTTCGAACCTATGAAGCAAGTTCAAGCAGGTCAAATAAC